GGAAGAAGTCGATCTTGATGTCAATATCCGGCTCCGTCAGGCTGGTATTCTGCAGGTACTTCTTGACGTAGTTTCTCAGCTGTGCCTCGGTCGGCTTCTCCTCAAACTGACTGGTACAGTCGAGCACGGAGATCTTTTCATAAGGCCCGTCATGCTCGATGGTGACCACCTTTTCCGGCAGTTCAAAGAGCGTTCCATCCTCGGAGTGTTTCCAGTACGGATGGACGCCGGTGATCATATTCTCGATGGACCGTTCCATCTTAAAGTCGATCAGGTTCTTGCCGTATACGATCTTGACGCCATGGTCCGCACCCCGGTGCCCATGCAGAAGCGCCGTGTACATATCCCACTCATATTCTCCGCCGTAGGTGTCCAGCATGGAGCCGTCCATGCCGCCGAGACATCCGCGCACCGTCGCCGGACTGGTGATGGTAAAGTTGGCAGAGCTGTCAATGTCTGTCCAGAAATCAAAGGGGCAGTCCGTGGTCACATGGCTTTTGATCGCAGCCATTGCAGCCTGACTTCCCTGGGCAGAGAACGGAGAAACCGTGATGAAGTTCTCCTGATACTGGATATGCCGCGCCTGCACCTCCAAAAGGCCAGTCAACGGGGTTGTGATTTTATAGACCCGGAAAGGCTGCGCTGTGGCGCGTTCACTTGGCTTTGCCAGAATGATGCTGCCTTCGACCACGTCCTCTGCATGGATGCCAAAGGACGGATAGACCATCTTCAGCTCATATGCTCCGTTTCGCTTCTCTGTCACATAACAGGACAACGCATCGCAGAGCTTGCCGATACCGTTGGTCGCGAAGGCCGTTTCTGTTTCTTTGTACAGGCAAGGGATCATAGCGTCCACCACCTCGGCGTGATCTCCACATGGTCGATAGCACCGTTCCAAGCGATGTGATTCTTGCCCGGCTTCAAGTCCGGGAAGTCCTCGCTCTTTACATACCCGTTGCAGAAACCAGAAACATCATAGGCGTTGTGTGTCTCACAGTTCAGATCGATATATCCGTCATTCTGAAGGATCTGGATCACCTGGTCTCCGATATACACGTTGCCTGCACCGCTGCCATAAACGCGGATGATAGGTTTGGCATGGAATTCGTAAGGATTCCGGAGCGTAGTTTCTCTTGTCAGAATCAGCTTTCGTTGTCCGTCCATACTCCAACGCTGGGGCTGGCAATGGAACACCAGCTTCATAGTCGCCCCTTTACCTCTTTTCGGCTCAAAGGAGATCGCCTCCTTGCAGATAGCCATCCGGAAGAAATCAGGATCATAGGTGTCATGGAGCACCTGATAACCTGCCGGTGAAAGGAGCCAACTCTTCACGGATGCTGTCCTTGGTGCCAGTCCGTCAAAGAAGAAGGCATCGTAGGTGATATCCAGGTTTTTATAACGATGCTCTCCTGCCTTGGCATTATCTCGGATCAGGTCTCCGTTCTTCCCAGGAATCGCCTGCAACTCTACATCGACTGACGGACTGTCATACACACCCGGACCGGAAATATATAAAAGATAGTCCTTGCTGTTCTTCCCTGCAAAGGTCAGGTAGTTGCGGACATATCTCGTTTTCAATTCAAAGAGCGACATATCAGATTCGCTCAGGATTGGCATTCTCTGCATGGGGATTCTCCTTCCTGCGTCTTTTCAGGCTTATTAGAGCCTTGCGCTTTTATGTAAAAGAGGATAGCCCGGTGCAGGTTTACTTTCCCCACACCGAGCCGTCCTCATTCAGCATGTCGTTGATCCGATGGACAATGGTATCCGCCAGATCATTGTCGTTCCTGGCCTCATAGCCATTGACATTGACGGAGAGACCGTTGATCGTCACATTTCGGTTATTTGTCACACCGCCGCCACTTGCCCCGGCCATCGCAAGCTGTGCCCCGCCGATCTCCGGAACGGAAAGCCCGGTAAAAGCAGCGCCGATCGTACCGGACAGATCCCGGACGGTATTCAGCAGCACGCGTTTACTATCCTTGATGCCCTTTGCCAGTAGTTCCATGAAGTCAGGCATATACTCATCTGCATGAGACAGCGGTCCTTCTTCGGGGACCGAGAAGCCCAGGATATTGTCCACGCTGTTTGCCAGGCTCCGGGCTGCGCTGGTCACGCGCCAGGCATTGTTGTTTATGCCGCTCGCCATCTCAATACAGATATCTGCGCCCCAGCTGTATGCGGAATTGGAGATGCCGCCCAGAATGGAACTGCAGCTACTGGCAATCGCCGTACAAGCGCTGCTCACATTGGTCTTCATCGTGTTGAGGGCTGAGGTCATATTGGTGTTGGCCGTCGCCATCTTGGTCTGGACCGTGCTCGCAATATCCGTGAAAGCGTTGGTGAACGAGGTCTTAATGGCCGTCATCGCGTTCGTGACCGCCGTTTTGATTCCATCCAGCGCCGTAGTGATGGTCGTTTTGATCGTTGTCCAGCTCGTGCTGGTATTGGAATTGATCGCCGTCCAGGTATTGGCCACCGTGTTTTTGATCACGCCCATCGCCGTATCCACCGTAGAGCGGATATTGCTGCAGGCTGTTGTGATCGTATTCTTCACATTGTTCCAGCTGGTGGTCGTGTTGCCGTTCACAGCCGTCCAGGCATTGGCGATCGTGTTTTTGATCACGCCGGTTGCCGTAGTGACTGTGGACCGCATCGCCGTGCAAGTCGTATTAACGGTCTGCTGCATCTGCTTCCACATGGAGGAAGTATTGCTGCCGGTACCGTTCCAGGCTGTACTCATGACCTGTTTGATCGAAGAGGACACTTTGGAAATGCCGCTCTGGATCTGGCTCATGCCCTGCGTGACAACCTGCCCAATCTGCTGCCAGCTTTGTGTCGTTGCCGTCTGCACCTGGGTCCAAGCAGTTTTCACGGCTGTGGTCACCTGCGTTGCCGCTGTGGAGGTACTTGTAGCGATCTGCGTCCAGGCATTGGTGTATGCCGTCTGTACCGCTGTCATGGAGTTTTGAATGCTCGTAGACAGTGTACTTGCCAGCCCATTGGCCGCCGACTCCACCAGAGACACATTCCCGCTGATGCCACTCGCCAGGTTCGTCATGAAGTCTGGCATCCAGCTCTGCATGTCCGCCAGAGGACCGGTATCCGGCACGGAGAAGTGCAGGAAGTTCCGGATTGCGCTTGCTACAGACGATGCCGCGTTTTTCACCTTGTCGATGGCTCCGCTGATACCGGAAGCAATGTTGCTCACAAGATCGGAGCCCCAGGAAGCCGCTGAAGAGATCACACCGCTGACAGCCGTTTTTGCGTTGGTGAAAGCGTTTGTAATCGAGTTCTTGATACTGGTCGCCTTGCTGCTGATGGTGGAGACAATGCTCTGGAAGGTCGAAGAAATCGAAGTACTCAAACTGCTCACCGTGTTGGTGACAGAGGTTTTCACATTCGTCCAGGCAGTCGTCACGCTGGTCTTCAGACCATTCACCGCAGAGGTGACTGTAGACTTCAGACCGTTCCATGCAGAGGTAACGCTGGATTTCAGCGAATTGACCGTGCTGATGACGCTGGTTTTCAGGGAGTTCCATGCGCTGACGACAGAGGTTTTCAGACTGTTCATGGCGCTGGTCACCGAGGATTTCAGCCCGTTCCACGCGGTCGTGACACTGGTCTTCAGGCCGTTGACCGTTGTGGTGACAGAACTTTTCAGGCTTGTCCATGCCGTAGATACCGTCGTTTTCAGGCTGGTCATCGTCGTAGAGGCTGAGGACTTCAGACCATTCCACGCGGTAGTAACGCCGGTCTTCAGCGCATTCACCGTCGTCGTGACGCCAGTTTTCAGTCCATTCCAGGCTGTGGTTACCCCGGTTTTCAGAGCAGAAGTCGCCGTCGTAACAGCCGTCTTCATCCCGTTCCATGCCGTAGTGACGCCGGTCTTGATGCCATTGGCCACTGTGGTAACGGTGCTCTTGATTCCGTTCCAGGCTGTAGTGACCGTGGTTTTGATGCCATTGCCGATGGTCGTCACCGTTGTCTTGATACCATTCCATACGGTAGAAATCACGGTTTTTATGGCATTGACCACTGTGGTGACCACAGTTTTGATCGTATTCCAGGCGTTGGTAATGACCGTTTTGATCCCGTTCACCACTGTAGTGACGGTCGTCTTGATGGCGTTCCACACGGTCGTGATCACGGTCTTGATGCCATTCACCGTATTCGTGACCACCGTCTTGATGGTACCCCAGACCGTGGAAATCACTGTGGAGATACCGGACATGACGGTTGTGACCACCGTCTTAATGGCATTCCAGACGGTCGTGATGATGGTCTTGATGGTATTAATGATCGTGGAGATGACCGTTTTTATGGCACCCCATACCGTCATCTGCCCGGACTTGATCCCGTTCGAAACAGTATCTACGGTGCCCTTGATCGCGTTCCATACCGTTGTGATGATGGTTTTGATCGTATTGACCACTGTAGAAACCACGGTTTTTATGGTATTCCATACCGTTGTGACGACCGTTTTGATTCCGTTCACCACGGCTGTCACATTAGCCTTGATCGTATTCCAGGCTGTGGAGACCACCGTGGAAATGGCGGTCATTACCGTAGCGATTACGGTTTTGATCGTATTCCAAACAGTCGAAATGTGGGTCTTAATGCCGTTCACTACTGTGGTGACCACCGTCTTAATGGCGTTCCATACCGTCGAGAAGATGGTCTTAATGCCATTCAGCACCCCAGTGAAAAAGGATTTGATCCCATTCCAAACCGTGGTGGCGGTCGTCTTGATCCCATTCCATGCGTTCGTGACGAAGGTCTTTATCGCCGTCCATACTGTGGTAAAAGTCGTCTTGATCGTGGTCAGCACCGTCGTGAAGAAGCCGGAGATGGCGTTCCATACTGTGGTCGCCACTGACTTGATGCCGTTGATCGCGTTCGTGAAAAATGTCTTGATACTGTTCCAGGTATTGACGAAAAAGGTCTTCACGCTCGTCCATACCGTATCCCAGTCTGTGCCGAACCAGCCGAGGAACACATCGGCGATGCTTTTCAGCATATTGAGGACCGTGGAGAAAACCGATTTTATTCCGTTCCAAATTCCGGAGAAAATTTCCTTGACGCCAGTCCACGCCTGCTCCCAGTTTCCGGTGAAGATCCCGGCAAACACATCGAACAGGCCGGTCAGCACATCCAGCACGGTACCAAGTACCGTAGAGATCACTTCGAAGGCTGCTTCAAATACGGGAGCCAGCACCTGACAGAAACCATCCCAGATGGCCTTCAACACTTCGGTGATGTCCTTAAAGTCAAAGCCGAGGGCATTGAGCCGGTCAGTGATTCCCTGGGCAAAGGCCTGGAACTTAGCCTTGATCCCTTCCCAGATCGCAATGATCTTATTGCGGAACTCTTCATTGTTCTTCCAAAGATTCACAAAGGCCGCAACCAGAACAGCGATCACAGCAACAACCGCCAGCACCGTTCCGGACACACCACCGAGGGCCACCTTCAGTGCTTTGAAAACTCCTCCGGATTTCTTCACGGCGCTCGTGACTTTCAGCACGCCCTTGCCCAGCTGGGCAAATCCCTTCATGGCTGTACCGACCTTGGTAACGACCGTCCCCAGTACCACCAGCAGCGGGCCGATTGCAGCAGCCAAGGCAGCGACTTTCAGAATCGTTTTCTTTTGTGCCTCGCTCATACCATTGAGCTTATCCACGAAGGCTTGAACCTTGGAAACCACGGCGCGGATGGCGGGCATGAGCAATTCGCCAAAGGAAATGGCCAGCTCCTCCAACTGAGATTTCAGGATGGTGAGCTGACCCTTCAGGTTGTCCTGCATGGTCGCCGCCATTTTCTCGGAGACGCCATTGTACTCTTCCACCCATTCGATGCCCTTCTCCAGTGCCTCGGACATGGGAATGATCGCACCGTCCTTGGTCTTGACAAAGGTGTCGGAGCAGGTATCGATGGAGGAAGACAGCTTTTCTATGTCTTCCGGAGCCGCGTTCATGAGCGCGAGGAAGCCGGACATGGCGTTCTTGCCCACCAGAGCTTCCGCCGCCTGCGCCTTTTCAGATTCGGTCATCTGGGCAAACGCGCCTCGGCAGTCACCCAGGATGTCCGTGAGGCCTCGCATGGAACCGTCCGCGTTGGTGGTCTGGATGGTCACATCGCCCAGCGCCTTGCCGGAGAGCTTCACCTCGCCGGTCAGATTGTTCATGATGGTACGAAGGGCTGTACCAGCCTGGCTGCCCTTGATACCACTGTTGGCCATGAGGCCGATAGCCTCGGCTGTGTCCTCTGCGGAGAAACCCAAGGCACCTGCGATAGGCGCACAGTACTTGAAGGTTTCACCCATCATGGAAACGTTGGTATTCGCATTACTGGATGCCGCTGCCAGGATGTCCGCGAAGTGACCGGAGTCCTCGGCCTTCAGGCCGAAAGCGGTCAGAGCGTCCGTCACGATATCCGAAGTCGTCGCAAGGTCCTCACCGGAAGCCGCCGCAAGGCTCATGATGCCGTCGATACCCGAAACCATGTCGCCGGTCTTCCAGCCCGCCATGGCCATATACTCGAAAGCGGAAGCCGCCTCGGTCGCGGAGAACTTCGTCTTGGCACCCATCTCACGGGCTTTATCCCGGAGGTCCTGCAAATCCTGTCCCGTCGCACCGGATATGGCGGAGACCTTGGACATTCCCTCATCGAAGTCCGCTGCCGTCTTCACCGCCGCCGTGCCCGCCGCCAGAATAGGAGCCGTCACATGAGTGGTGAGCGTCTTCCCGGCGTTGGTGATGGACTGGCCGACCTGCTCAAACTTGCCGCCGACTTCCTCAATCTTGGCGAGGGTCGCGTTGGTGGAGGAGGCCTGGGATTCCAGGGTCCTCAGCGCCTGCTCGGTCTCTTCGATCTCCCGCTGCAGCGCATCGTACTGCTCCTGGGTGATCTCACCTTTCTGCAGCTGTTCGTTGGCCTGCTCCGCTGCTGTTTTCAGAGTAGTGAGCTTCTCCTTGGTCTCCGAAATTGCCTGGGTCAGCAGCTTCTGCTTCTGGGAGAGAAGCTCCGTGTTGGAGGGATCCAGCTTCAGCAGCTTCTCCACGTCCTTCAGCTGTGCCTGAGTGTTTTTGACTTCCTTATTCACTCCGGCAAGCGCAGACTGTAATTTTGTCGTGTCACCGCCTATCGAGACGGTAATGCCTTTCAGGTCGCGGCCTCCAGCCATGGATCATCCCTCCTTCCCGCCCTCATTGGCATTTATTCCATCAAAAAGGGAGCCAATGGATGTTCCGCCATCAGCTCCCGCGTCCGTTTCAGATTCCTTTGTTTCAGATCTTCAGCCTTGCGGATGAAGGACTCTGTCACCGGTTTCACCCGGATTACATTTCGCATCCGGCTGTATTCCGCAATGTCCGCACGAAGGGCAGAGTCCGTAACACACACCGGGTAGATCTCTCCGCAGCTCGGACAGCGGAAGAAGGTGAACTCAATATCGCCTTCCAGATAGGTCTCCGGCATGACGGTCTCTGACACAGTGGAACATTTGTCGCATTGTATCTGCATACTGTTTTTCTCCTTTTCTGCACATAGAGATGAGTAATCTGCATAAAGAAATGATGTTTTATATGCAGATATCCCGCTTTCGGGCATGAAAATACCCTGCCAGCAATTCACCAGCAGGGTTTGATTTATCTGAAATTTTTGCGGCATCCGCAATTTTTTCATGAGTATGGATTATCTGGAAATAAGGCTCTCATCCAAAAGAAAGTCCTCAATACCGACATACTGAATGCCATTGTCATCCCGCCATGGCTTCACATAGTCCTTCACCACAACGATTTTCTTGAAGGAATCGGGAATTCTGATCAGAGAGGCAATCTCCTGTTCCTTCTTTTCCGGATCATCGATGGATAACGCGGATTGAATATAGTAACGTTCATCGCCCCGGTTGACCACGAAGTCAACTTCCAGTTGCTTGCGGACATTTTTACCAGATTCATCCCTGACATTCTGCTCGACCACACCGACATCCACATCGAAGCCCCTGCGGATCAGATCATTATAAAGGACATTCTCCATCAGGTGCGTTTCTTCCAATTGCCGGAATCCGAGCCTTGCGTTCCGCAGCCCAGGGTCGGAGTAGTAGTATTTGACAGGCGTTTTGATGTACTTCCGCCCCTTCACATCGTACCGCTCTGCCTTCTGGATCAGAAACGCTTCCATGAAATATCCGATATAGGTATCAATGGTATCAGGTGCAATCCTGATCTGCCGCTCACTTGCAAACGTGTTTGACAGCCTGCTTGGATTGGTCAGGGAGCCGATGCCTGAGGCCAGCACGTTCAGAAGGATCTCCAGGACTTCCGCGTCGTTGTTCACCTGATGGCGCTCCAGGACATCTTTGATATAGGTCCTGTTGAACAGATCCCGCAGATAACGGCTCTTCTCCTCATGTGATTCCATCGTCCACACCAGCGGCATACCGCCGTAGGTGTAGTAATCGCGCCAGGCTCCACGCTTATCTCCCTCATAATGCTCATAGACTTCCGCAAAGGACAGCGGATTGACACGAATCTCATCGCCCCTGTCGCGGAACTGGGTGAGGATATCAGAGGAGAGCATTTTGGAGTTGCTTCCCGTTACATAAATATCCGCATTCGGGAATTTCATCAGCCCCAGCACCACATCGATAAAGGTGAGTTTCTCATTCGGGTCATCCACATACGGATTGGGGATTTCGGTCACAAACTGAATTTCATCGATAAACACATAGTAGCGTTTATCCTTATCTGGCATCCGCTCCTTCACGACTTTGTTCAGTTCAAACGGGTTCCTGTACTTCGCGTTGTCGATCTCATCCAGAGCGAGCCCTACGATCTGGTCCTCTCCTACGCCATTGTCCAGGAGGTACTGGCGGTAAAGGGTGAATAGAAGGTAGGACTTCCCGCTCCGACGAAGCCCCGTTATGACTTTGATCCGTCCATTGTCCTTTTTCCGGATCAGCTGATCCATATATTGCTTTCTCGCATACTGCATCGCAATGACCTCCATGAAATTTTTGCGGCATCCGCAATTTTTTCACGAGGCCATTATACCATAGGGCATGTGAACATAGCAAGTCAATTAGCTGAAATTTTTGCGGCATCCGCAATTTTTTCACGTTAAATGCGGTCCATGTCAGCCTGGGTCGCTTCTTCCCGCCACTCCATGGAGTCCCGGCTCTTCTCGTTGAACATATCGTTCACTGAGCCGATGGTCAAAAGGTCAAGGTCAGCAATATTCAGCCCCAACTCCACACATCGCAGCATAAACAGAGCGGTTGTCATTGGCCGCTCTGTCTTCCTCAGTTTTTTCTTGCGGGCACCGTAGTCTTGATGTTCATGCCCCACAGGTCGATCAGCTCCGGCAGGATCTGATAGATACTGAAGGTGTTGAACTGATCCAGCCATTCATCCGGGCTGTCATATTTCTGATCCGGATGCGCGGCCGACCACATGACGAAGGCCAGATCCTCAAACATCTCCAGAGAAAAGCCGTCCAGCATGGAGGCTTCCTCGTTCTGATCCTTGATGGCATCATTCAGAACCATCAGATCTTTGTATACGTCGCGTCCGAACTTATTACGATAGATGCGCGGGATAGCTGCCGAAGCCTTGAATTCAACAGGATTTCCGTCGATCTCGATTTTCTTGGTAACTGCCATGGTGTTATTCTCCTCTCGAAATTCATGTAGGTAAGGCAGGGAGTATTTCATCCCTGCCCGTGTTGTCATCAGCCCTGGGGCTCGGTCTCGTCACCCTGCTCTTCCTCTTCAGGAGCAGCAGGCGGCATATACACAGCGTCGTACCAGGCGTCATAGACAGCCTTGCTGGTATTGACGCTGGACTTTGCCTTCACATAGCCGCTAGCCAGCGCGGAGGCGATGATGGACAGCTCTTCGGTCTTGACTTCCTTCTCGTCTTCCTTGGTGTCGCCCTCGGCGGAAGGACGAGAGGCGCTGCAACAGTAGAACACATGGCGGATGGCATGCTGATCGCCGGTGAACTCAAACAGGAGAGCGAAACGCTCATAGGAGGTATTCGCATTCTCCAGTAGCACGCCGTTGGCATCCTCTTCCTCATGCAGGATATCCTTGAGGAATTCTTCCGGAATCAGTGCCAGCTCCAGGTCACCCTCATAGCCCGCGTTGTTGTTGAGAACGTAGTACACGATATCGTCTGCATAGAAGTTCTCGCTCTCACCTTCCGGATCAAGGCCGATGGACACAGCGCCGGGCAGGCGCTTGGGGGTATCGTAGGTGACATTGCCGTCTTCATCGAAGGTCGCCTTGGCGTAATAGCAATTCTTCAGACCGAAACGCACCTTATTTTTCTTCTTGCTCATAGGGTCAATCCTCACTTTCCGGCTCCTCGGAGCCATCTTCGTCTTCGTCCTCATACTGAAGATCGAGCGTGACTTCATAGAGGACTTCATACATCTTCTCTTCCTCGATCCACACTTCGGATTTGTGGAAGAACATCTCGTGCTCCGTGAGGAGCCTTTCCACCCGTTGCTCCAGGGGCGGATTCTTCTCATCTGTGTACAGCTCAATGTCCAGCTCATGCAGCTGGTAGTACACGGTATTGTCCGCTCCCATCGGGATGTTTTTCGGATACAGGAAACAAATAAAAGGCGGGTCCGGAGACTCACCTTCCGCAAAATGGTCGTAGGCAATGGGGAGTGAAAGCTCCTCCAGCACCTCAAACACCTCGTTATGGGTCATAGCGTTTCACTCCTTCAGTGCTTTCTCAATCAGGCTCTCGAACAGCTCAATGCCCATCTCCTCTGCCGGTGCGATATGGGGAATGGCGCGTACCCTGCCGCCGCCCCGCTTGGCATGGCCCTTTTCCAACAGATGCGAGAGCATATACCGTGTCGGGGAATATACTGTCTGCTCCAGACCATTGGCGCTCTCCGCCGTGGTTTTGACCTTCCAGCTCTTGGCGTACCGGCCCGTCCGGACAGGAGCGGAGCCGTTAATCTGGTCTTTCACCGCCTTGGCGGATTTCCTCACAGCGCCTTTGACCTCTTCCGTAGCGAGATCGGCATATTCTTTCAGGCCTTCGTTGATCACATCGGCCAGTTCATCCACCGTAATGGTCCTGCCCATCATGCGCCTCCCTTCTTCTGGAGTTTGCACACGATGCGGATGGTCTTTCTTTGGTAGTTCATAAAATCCACAGTCTGGATATCATAAGCGTCCCCGTGGAAAGCCACCCTGAAGTGTGTGCTGTCCAGCTCCTTCAGTTCCTCACAGTACCGCACTTCAAAGTTGATGGTCCGCTCCTCGGTCGTGGTAGCCGCCTCATTCTCCTTGTCGTACTGGTAGGTGCTGGCGTAGGTGAAGCAGGTGTAATAATCCGTCCAGACGTTTTTGCGGTTGCCGTACTTGTCCGTCACCACTTCATTCTTCTGGATGGAGATCCGCTCATTGAACCGTGCGATCTTCCGTTCCATCAGAACACCCCCTCGCGGATAGCAAAGAGCAGGTTTCTCAGCGTCATGACCAATGCGTGATGATCCGCTTCTTCCCTGTGCTCAAAGAGATACCCCAGGGCATACAACACACCAACACGGAAGATCTCCTTCATCTGAAGCACCTCGCCCTTGCTCTTCTCCTCCTGCCTGACCGTGACGGTCCCTTCGCTATCCTCGGTATAGGCGGAGAGGGCGTCCCACTCATTCTTTGACAGCCTTGCCACATCCATGCAGAGGGCTTCCGCAGATAAGAGGAGCGACCCGATCAAGCTGTCCTCAAAATCGGAATCCACACGGAGATAAGCCCTGGCTTCATCCATCGTAACCATCGTCCGCTCCTCCTTCCTTAAGGATCAGGGAGCTGAGGCACTTCCCCAGCTCCCCGCTTAGTTACGTTCAGCCGTTGGCGTCGTCGTCCGGGTCAGGAGTTGGAGTCGGAGCAGGCTTGGTGCCGGCCATCTTCAGCACCTTCACGGACTCGGGCAGGATCAGGCGGCCATCCACGCGCTGGGTAGTCAGGAAGCCGACCTGATCGGTACGAGCATACAGCTCGTTCAGACGACGGAAGGTGCGGTTCTGACGATCAGCCACCCAGTAGTTCTTCAGATCGCCGAACAGAAGAACCTTCTCACCGCTGGCGATGCCGGGCATGAAGGAACTGGTGCGGATCGGACGGCCCAGGATGGTATCGGGCTTGGCCACATCCAGAGAAGGCTTCCAGATGTAGTTGTCGTTCTTGTCTTTCAGCTTCATCAGCTGCAGGAGCAGGGTCTCGTTGCAGACGAACTGAGCGCTGCGGCGATACGGGGACTTCAGGCTGTAGTAGAGATCGAAGATCTCATCGAAGGTCACGATGTCCTCCGCCGCAGCCGTCACACCCAGCTCCGCGCCGCCGACATCGGCCAGAATACCCAGAGGCTTCTTATCGCCGTCGCCGGTGAAGAAGGCACGCTCCTCGGCGTTGCCCATGCAAACACCGAAGCGGGCCGCGATGTAGGAAGCCAGGTCGAAGGCGGAGTCATGCAGGAGCTCGTTGGAGATCTTGATCATGGTGCCCAGCTTGTAAGCGGACAGCGTGGTCTGGCCGAACTTGGTGTTGGTCTCGGGGATCTCCTCGCCCTCGTCGATCCACTGCGCTTCCATGGTGTCGTTGGCGATGGGGATCTTGCGGGTACCGCTGTTGGTGCGAATGACGGTCGCCAGCTGGCGGAAGATGTTGTTCTCCTCCAGCGCCTGGATCAGCTTTCGCTCGAACTCGTCAGGCACGGTATAGCCGCCCTCGGTATCCTCACCCACAGACAGGGCGTTGCGGACCGCGAACTGGTCACCCTGGTTGCGGATCATGTTCCAGAAGGCACCGGCGTACTCGTCGGTCGCGGTCGGAGCCACATTCTCCGCCTTGCGGCTCATGGGCTTGTTGGTGACGGGATGCGTGGTGGGCTGGGACAGCTGGGCATCGAAGGCCGCCTGCTGTTCCAGACGCTCGATCTCCGCGCCGAGGGCCTGCACATCCGCAGCCATCTTGTTGTACTGCTCGACGGCGGAAGCCTCCACGAGGCCGTTGTCGCCGCGATGCTCCTCCAGGAAGTTCTTGGTCTGCTCCCAGAGGGTATTTCGCTTATTGCGAAGTTCCATAATCTTATTCATGAGATACCTCTTTCTCCGGAGAAATCGCTCCGGTCGTCATTGTTTTGGGGCATAAAGAAAGCCGGGGCAGCCTCATTTCAGCCACTCCAGCTTGTCTTTCAGGATTTCATACGGCATCGCGCCGTCCTCGGTTTTGCCGTCCATGCCGATCACCGGCGCTTTCGGCTTGTCCTCCACGGGAGAATCGGTTACCCCTGCCTTGGCAGGTTCCGGTGCCGGATCTCCGGCTTCCGGTTCAGGTTCTTCGCCTTTAGGCTTACATTCCGCGCCGAGTCGGTTGAGAATGGTTTCGCCCATGAGCCGGGAAGAGAACTGCCACATGGCGTTCCCCAGTTGGAAGGGCTTCTTCTTTTCTTCCTCGCCGCCTTCTTTGCCTTCATCTCCGCCTTCCTCCTTATCAGGATTTTCCTCTTCGGGTTCTTCCGGCTCTTCCTCCGGTTTCAGCTTATTCTCAAAGAGAATCTCATCGGCAAAGCCAAGCTCCACCGCCTTCTTGGCATTGAGCCAGGTCTCATCGCTCATGAGCTTACTGATGCGGTTTCGGGTCAGGCCGGTCTTATAGGCGTAAGCATTGATGATGCTTTCCTTGACCTCGTTCAGGGTCGTGATCGCCTTCTCCATATCCTTGGCGTTGCCCATGGCAATGGTGGAAGGATCATGGATCATGATCAGGGCCGTGGGAGACATCTGCACCAGGTTCCCAGCCATGGCCACCACAGATGCGGCAGAAGCCGCAATGCTGGCGATCCGCACCTTCACGCTTCCGGGATAATCCCGGAGCATGGTGTAAATCTCCGCCGCAGCAAATACGTTGCCGCCAGGGCTGTTGACCCACAGAGTGATATCACCCTCTTCCGCATACAGTTCATCACGGAACATCTGCGGCGTGATCTCATCGCCCCAGAAGGATTCCGAATCAATCGGTCCCTCCAGGCGGAGTACCCTGCCACCGCTGTCATCGTGAATCCAGTTCCAAAACTTCATCACTTTCGGTTTCCTCCTCTTCTCTGCGCCTTACGCTGTGCATGGCGCTGGGCTGCGTTTTTGCTTTCATGCTGCTCCTCCTGTTCCTCGCCGGGCTCTTCCTCCGGTGTGTCTTTCTCGGGCTCTTCCGGATCCTCTGCTTCCTTCTTTTCCTGCTCTGCCACAGCATTTGCGCCGTAGGCAGACCCGGCATTCTTAAGCTTGGTGTAGCTGCCGTTCAGGTAGTAATCGTCACCGCCTTCTTCGGCCGGGATCAGATCCATGTTTTCCAGTCGCCGGATATCGTTGGGCGACAGGAACCCATTGGAGAAGCCCACCGCATAGCCGTCCATGCGGGACTTATAATCGCCGCGCATGAGGCCATCTACGTTGAACTTCGGGAAGTAGGTATCCTGCTCTTCCTCGATCAGCACGTCCTTAATGATTGCCTGCTCGATCCTCACCAGCCAGGGCATGATCGTGTGCATCACAAAATCAATGGACTGATGCTCAATGTTGTTGAAGGTTGCCCGCTTCAGATCCTGAACCATATGCGGAGGAACCCGGAAGATACGACAGATCTCTTCCACTCCAAACTCACGCGTGGAAAGGAACTGACTGTCTTCCGGAGGCAGGCTGATCGGTTTATACGCCATGCCCT